ATGTCCCAAAACCTTGATATTGAATTAAAACCAGTAATTCCCAAAGAATATCCTACATTTATCAAAAATTTACAAGAGGCTTTTTCTCCTGCAATTATTGAAAAATTTGGCACAAATGAATATCTTCCATCTAAAAATGATATATTATCCTCACTTACTGCTAAAAATGCAGAAGTTTTCCACATTATTTATAATAATCAATGTGCCGGCGGTGTTGTTCTCATGATAGATAAAAATACTCATCATAATTCTTTAGATTTATTCTTCATATCACCAAAATATCATGGAGACGGCTTGGGTCTTGCAACATGGAAAACCATTGAGAAAAAATATCCCAATACAATCACATGGAGAACAATTACGCCATATTTTGAACAAAGAAATATACATTTTTATATAAATAAATGCGGATTTCATATAATAGAATTTTTCAATAAATATCACAAAGAAAAAAATATGCCCAATCATATAAATGATAAACCCAATCCATGTATAGATAATTATTTTCTCTTTGAAAAAAAGATGAAATAATCCAAAGAAATGCTACTTGCCAAAGATATTTTATCTCTAATTTTACCAGCTAAATTCTTAAAAAAGCTTTTCATTACCTGAAAAATAAGGCTTTTTATAAAATCTTTAAAATTACCATTATCGCTGGTAAAAAATATCAATATCCTTGTATATCAATACTTTTAATAGTATAATGAAAATCACAAATACTGATTTTTCTAGCATTTAACTTTAACAAGAGTTGTATTTGAATTTAAAAAGGTGGCTGTTACACCACCTAAATATATATTTAACTTTAACAAGAGTTGTATTTGAATTGAAATAACAAAATTAGAAGCAAATGTTGAAAAAGATTTAACTTTAACAAGAGTTGTATTTGAATCAAAAGAAATAGAAGAAGCTGAAGGAGAAGAATATGATTTAACTTTAACAAGAGTTGTATTTGAATTAGGTATTGTGGCAGGTTATTTAGTATTTACGGAAAATTTAACTTTAACAAGAGTTGTATTTGAATGCATTATTCCAATTTGATTTAAGATATCTATCTGTTATTTAACTTTAACAAGAGTTGTATTTGAATACGGCAGGTACAGTACGTGAAGGTATTTTTGACCTAAATTTAACTTTAACAAGAGTTGTATTTGAATTCTCCCATAATCGGTATCATTAAAACTTTATCGCCAAATTTAACTTTAACAAGAGTTGTATTTGAATAACACGGCTTCATTTTCTGTATTTGCTTTTAATGTAGATTTAACTTTAACAAGAGTTGTATTTGAATATATATTCCATATTGGTAGATAATTGGAAGGTATTTATTTAACTTTAACAAGAGTTGTATTTGAATAAGAAATTCGACAAATGGCACGCTCTTTTAATTTAGATTTAACTTTAACAAGAGTTGTATTTGAATAGAACAAGGTGATTTTGATAAAGTAACTAGACTAAATTTAACTTTAACAAGAGTTGTATTTGAATAGCTCCTTATCCTTATGCTTGTCCTCTCCCATGTGATTTAACTTTAACAAGAGTTGTATTTGAATAGAGGGAACACAGGGAGCCTTAGTTTCAGGTTCTACATTTAACTTTAACAAGAGTTGTATTTGAATATTACAACACTACTATAAAATATTGAAAAGAGGTTTAATTTAACTTTAACAAGAGTTGTATTTGAATACAGTCCCGATGCTATTAATTAGCTGGTCCTGAATAATTTAACTTTAACAAGAGTTGTATTTGAATAATACGATTGATAAACCATTTCTCAATGTTCCTTATTTAACTTTAACAAGAGTTGTATTTGAATAAAATAAATTTCATCTATGATATGCACTCAAAATATAATTTAACTTTAACAAGAGTTGTATTTGAATCCAACTCTTAAAACCCTATCAAATTCATCTTTTAAAAATTAACTTTAACAAGAGTTGTATTTGAATTGCACAGGCATATATAAATTTAGTCGTTCCATGTAAATTTAACTTTAACAAGAGTTGTATTTGAATATATATTGATTATAATAAGTTGTCGAACCTATAAAAATTTAACTTTAACAAGAGTTGTATTTGAATTAGAGATGATATATTCTCAAGAGAATTTATGATTTTATTTAACTTTAACAAGAGTTGTATTTGAATATGAGCAAGGAAAAATAGTAAGCGAAGTAGAACAAGAATTTAACTTTAACAAGAGTTGTATTTGAATACATTGACAAGAGTAAAATATAATGGTAAGTATGGAATTTAACTTTAACAAGAGTTGTATTTGAATCTGTGGTAATGGTAATGGTTGCTTCGGTGTTGTAGAATTTAACTTTAACAAGAGTTGTATTTGAATGCGATTACTGATGAAAAGATATATACTTCTGTATTATTTAACTTTAACAATTGTATATTTCTAAAATAACTTTTCCACTATTTGATAAATATGTAGATAATTATAAAAATAAAAACTCATGGATTAAAATACCCATGAGTTTTTATTTTGCTTTATTCTTTATTAGCTATACCTAATTTACCAAAAACATAAAACGATAAGCTGAGAATCATGCCACAGACAACAGCAAGACCCATACCTTTTAATTGTACAGGACCGATATTTACAGCAGCTCCACTAAGACCACTTATCATAGTTACGGCAGTAAGTATCATATTTTTCGTACTTATAGAATTAAATTTATCAAAAAGTTTTATAATATCTTATTTTATCTATATAAATTATAAACGGACACAACCTCAAATGTGATTTTGGGCACAATTTGGGCACAACAACTTTTCTTTATCTACAAATTTTCCCAGCCAAAACAAATAAAAATTTTCTTAATCCTTGAAAACTAAACATTTTCATCAAATCTAAAAAATTTGTATTATCGCTGGTAAAAAACAACTTAAATCCTTGTATCTCAATACTTTTAATAGTATAATAAAAATTATAAAGATTGATTTTTCTAGCATTTAACTTTAACAAGTGTTGTATTTGAATCTAATTATAGAACCAAAAATCAATCTACCTAAACTTATTTAACTTTAACAAGTGTTGTATTTGAATAGGTCAACAAATAAATACAACATATGTAAAAGGAGATTTAACTTTAACAAGTGTTGTATTTGAATTTTAAATTTCCTCCTATTTTATAACAACTTTATTTATTTAACTTTAACAAGTGTTGTATTTGAATTAGCACTAAAAATAGTGAGTACTTAACAATAAAAGATTTAACTTTAACAAGTGTTGTATTTGAATTGTACAACAATTCTATGGAGTACAACGAAGAAATTAAATTTAACTTTAACAAGTGTTGTATTTGAATAGCTTCTAATATATATATAGGAGAGAATAAAATACAATTTAACTTTAACAAGTGTTGTATTTGAATGTATATGTACAATGTTGATTAAATTGTCTAGCAAAATTTAACTTTAACAAGTGTTGTATTTGAATTATTTACCTTCTTGTTTAGCTATGGCGATCCCTTCTTTCATTTAACTTTAACAAGTGTTGTATTTCTCTATAACAACAAAAAAGCCTCTATTACTTAGAAAAGATCTAGGTAATAGGGGCTTTTTTAGCAATAAAAGAAAACGTTATTTCATTATAACTCGTTCATTAAATATTATCTATAATTTTATTTACTTCTGCAATACCTTTACCATCTAGCTTATCTATTATTCTAAGATAGGCTGTATTTCTGGCTACTACAGATGTGCTAGTAGTTGTAATTATTTGTTTTTGTAATTTGTCCTTAAGCTTTCGTTTTTCATCCTCAAGTTTGGACCTAATAAAAATTTTTGCAAATTCTTTTAATATGTTCATTTTTATTCCTCCGCTGGTGCTAATTTATTAACTACTTTTTCTACAAGCCAAAGACTACCATTTATGGCTACTGGTAAGAAAATAGTATCTCTAAATTTTACCCAGCCTTTTTCATCAACCGCACTATTTTTAAGCTCTGCAACAAAAGCTGTAGCTACTTCTTTAACTGCTGGCAATGCTGTATCTTTAATCCATTTAATAGCCATATCTTTTACTTCAGTTGTAACAAAATCCTTAATATTTTCTAAAACTTCATTTTTAATTTCATCAATAGTCATTATTTATATTCTCCTTTATTATTGTTGTTGATAAAATACTGCTTTACCTCTAATCATCTGTAAAATTTTATAAAGATTATATCCAGGACAAGCAGTTGCCATTAAATCTCTATGTCCTACTACATGTGTAGTATCAATTGGCAATCTATAATCTGTACAAATATTAGCCAGAAGCATAGCTAAACTTTCAATCTGTTTTGATGTTGGCTCTGCAATTTCAAAATTTCCACATACATGAATACCAATCGTATGAGAATTTTCACCATAGGCATGTGCTCCTATTGTCCAATGTGGTCGACCAATTTCTATTGTTCCATCTTTACGAATTACATAATGATAACCTATACAGGTCCAACCTTGAGCTTGATGACTAGCATTAATTTCTTTAGCAGATAAATCATCATCTGTTGGATTTCCTGTATGATGAATAATAATCATATCCGTTTTATTTCTATTTTCTAATTCTGAATAATTATATTGTAGCCCTAAATCTTTTAAGTAAACTCTTTCCATTAAGATATACTCCTTTTAATTTGAATAAGTTATTTTTTTGCTTTTATTTCTGTAAATTGAGCCAAAGTATCTTTTAATTTTTTAGGAACTGGCAAACCACAATTACTAGCATTTTCTAAAATACTTAAGCCTTCATTTCCAATAAAAAAGAGCAAGACAACATTTTTTATAAATACGTCCTGCCCAATTAACACATCCAGCTGATGTGCTAATATTACTAAACAAAGAATGACTATTTTCTTGATAATACCTTTGAAACCTTTCCTACTATCTAAGTAAACATTAGACATTATATATGCAGCACTTAGACCAGTAATATAATCAATAACCATAAAAATTAACAATATTTCTATCTGATTGTTCCATTGCCCTATAAAGTACTGCAACAAAACTCCCACAAAGGCAACACCTCCTCCAATATATACTTCTAGCTTTGTTGGAATTAAAGAACTAATAAAGTTTATAATTTGCTCATACATATCACCACCTACTTACTAGATTCTAATTCTGATATTAACTTTTCTTTTAAACAATTGGGACATTTTTCATTTGTACATTTACCTTGTTCATTAAGCTTTTTAGCACAAACATTACATCTTTTAGTCATTTACATTCACCTCTTTTAGCTTATTATTTGTATTTTCAATAACAGATGCATACTCTTGTTTTAGTTCTGCTTGTAATTCAGTATCATCGGTCAGTACTGCTACCAACATAGCGTCTTTTATATCAGCAATTTGTTCATCATTAGCTACCATAATTTCATTAATTTTATTAAGTAATTTTTCTTCTTCTGTTGGTTCTTCTGGTGGCACATATTCTCTTTTTTCTTTCGCTTTAATATAAGTGTCAACATTATCTATATAATTATCAAAATTAGCGTCAGGATATTCTTTAAATTCTTTATTAATTACACAACATTCTTGATAATTATCGTAAATAACTTCATTCAAATCTTTTAATGTTAATTCACTGTCTAATTTAAAATTTTCTACAGTATCAGAATACTGTTTATCACCATTTATAATTAAAATCTCGCCTTTTTGAATTTGAAAAACTCTCATAAATTTATTCCTTTCTGTGATATACTCTCCTAAATTTTATTTTTAGATTTTTAGGAGTGATTATTTTGAGAAAACCTAATGGATATGGAAGTATTAAAAAATTAAGCGGTAATCGGAGGCGACCTTTTGTTTTTGTTATTACTCAAGATGGTAAACAAAAAGCTATAGAATATTTTTGCACACAAACAGAAGCAGAAATATATGCTGCCGATTTTAATAAGAAAAATAATAAAATTCTTCATGGACATGAAACAACCTTTTCAGAATTATTCTATAGATGGTTACCTTTTTATATAGACAAACATCAACCTAGTAAAAGCACTATAAACAGTTACCATAATGCGTATAAACACTGTCTACCTTTACATGAAATGCCATTAAAAAAAATTAAGTATTATCACTTACAAGACATTATAGATACAGTTAAAAGAAAAGGACTTTCCTACAGCACTTGCAAGAAAATCCGTTCTACTCTTAGTTTAATGTTCAAATATGCTTTAATGATGGAATACGCAGATAAAAATTATATTATGCTTTTAAATTTAGGCAAAAATAAACAAAAAAGACCACACAAACCATTTACACGTCAAAAAATAAATAAGTTATGGTCTAATTTACAACAAATTGAAGGTGTCGATACTATATTAATTCTAATTTATACTGGCATGAGAATAGGAGAACTTTTAGAACTTACTAAAGATAATGTTTATATGCGACAAAAATACATTAAAATAACTAAGTCCAAAACTAAATCTGGTCTGCGAATAATTCCCATACATGAAAAAATATTTCCATTGATACAAATACGTATGCAAACACCTGGTAAATACCTTATTTGCCGACATGATGAAAAGCCTTATAACTACAGCATTTATTGCACTTTATGGGATAAGATAATGTTAGCAATTAATGCAAAATATACACCTCATGATTGTCGTCATACTTGTGCAACACTTATGGATAACGCAGAAGTAAATTATAATGCTAAACGTAGAATATTAGGTCATGCTTGCTCTGATGTTACTAATGGCGTTTATACGCATAAAGATATTAGGCAACTACGCAAAGCAATCAATAAAATCAAATGATACTTTTAAGTTACGTATAAATTAAATTAAGCCTTAAATATAAGCATTATTTAAACTTTATTTGTGTTACTAATTGCTACTTGTAAAAACACTAAAAATAGCATATTTCTAAAACTTAAAAATCCTATAACTATGCATATTGCCCATGTTATAGGATTTCTTTTTTTATTAAAAATTAGGGAAATATTTATTTTTAATATTATGTTTACAGCCTTTATTAAAATTTTACCTGTAGGAGAACTAGCTGCACATAGTCATACAGCCTCAAGTAATACCACAGGTGAACATAATCATGGTATAAATACTAGAGCTCACAATGGAGCTGATACTGCTATAAGTTACTTTGAAAGTGCTAATAGTGATAGAACATATTACACAAATAATGCTGGAGGACATTCTCATACAATAACTGTTAATAACACTGGCTCAAATACAGCTCATAATAATATGCAGCCTTATATCGTATGTTATATATGGAAACGCTCTGCATAAACGACTGTAGGGGAATTGCCTACTCACAGCCATACAGGTAATATAAATACAAAAAATCTTTCAGGTACATTTATTTCAAAATCAGTAGAACGAGATAGTAGTGGTATCGTAAGTAATATTTCTACTAATAAAGTTGGTAATTCTTCAGGAGGTAGTGGAAATACTGGAACAGAATATACTATAAATGCATCACATACACATACTATTGTTATTAATAATATAGGTTCTTCACAAGCCCATAATAATATTCAACCATATATTGCAGTATACATCTGGAAACGTACAACTTAACTTACTCTTTTCCACATATAAACGGTTAAATATGGTTGTATATTATTATGAGACTGTCCTTCTCCAACATTATTTATTGTTATTTTATGGCTATGAGTAGAATTAAAATTAATATTTCTACCAGCATTACTACCACCTCCACTGTTACCATGACCTTTACTAGGTGTAAAACTGGAACCAATAGAAAATACTCCGCTTGCAGAAGTAGTACCGCCTACTTCTGTACCGTCTAATCTAAAACCACCATTAATATTAATAGTATCTGTGGAAGCTGTATGCCCATGGCTCGGCAT